GTAGAACGACAAACAACTTCAGTTAAGTTACAGAATTGATTTGGTCTTAGTATAATTTCACTACATGGATTAGTACCAAAATCCCAGTCAGCATCACGTCTACCATTCTCTGCAGCTTTCTTTTTAGCAGATGCTCTATTAAAGATACCACGTTCTCCTGATTTACTTTCATAGAGAGACAGCCATTCTTTCATAAAGATTCCTGGATCAGGTTTTTCTGTGTAAGCAACAGAGTTATTAGCCAATGCTCTCTCTGGATTAGTAGTCCACCAATCACCTGTCTTGGCTGAACGTATTCTTTGATCAGATAAATTAGATAGAGATATAAGTGCTGACCTACGTACACCACCTACAACTACTACTTCTCCTGTCTTGCATACAATGTCATGGCATTCTAAAGAAGAAAGTTTTCTCCCTTTAGCGTTTTTAAATTTAAGAATAGTAAAGTCAAAGAGATCTACAAGAGGTTGAGGTCCACTAGCTCTACCACCAAATGTTTTTAACCTTGCACCTGCAGGTCTTACCTTTGATACATTAATCTTAGGTACTCTCCCTGTATAAAGATAAGATATTAAATCTCTGAATCCTTTTGCCCATCCTTCTTTAGAATCTACAACAGATACTACATCTTCTGTATGTTCAAACTCTACATCAGGTATAGTAGGTAACTTGTCAGCATACTGTCTCTCAACAGAGAAGCCTACACCTGTACCATTCATAAGGATATATAACACTTCATCAAAAGATCTTGGGCTATCAATAGGAATATATGAACAGTTATATCCTGCAATATGTTCACGATCTAATGCATCACCTGCTGTCATTAATGCTCTCATGCTTGGCATAACTTCTAAAGATAGAATAGCTTCTTCTATTTCAGTCCAATCTTTATTTTTAATTGCACCTTTATAATTATCATTCATATGATTTTTAAAATAAGATATTAGTCTTCCTACTGTTTCACTCCAGCTTTCTCTTCTACCTTTATCCTCTAACCATCTTGAATATCTTGATAGATGGATAAATGATTGGTACTCAGTAGGTAAATAATTACTACCCATTAGTGATGCCATTTTAAAATCCTTTCCTTTATTTCCATTTTTCATATTTATGTTGTAATATTAATTCACAATAATGTATAACCTTTCTTATATCTTCCTCTTGTCCTTTTGTTTTATGTCTAGTTATATACTTTACCACATTACCTTCTAAGAAGTCAAGTTTATTTTTAATAATATATTCTACAGGTTGTATTACACAATCTTTATAATGACTACCACCTATTTGTTTATCAGTAGCATTATCATACTCATATTTATATGTACCTTTTAGTAAATCTTCTTCGTGATTACGTCTATACATATATTGTTCGTGACTTTCTCTTGACCATCCTCTATCTTCAGGATTTATCAAGGACTCTTCTGATTTTTTGTCTGACATATTTTATTTCCTTTGATTTGATTACTTTAATTGCAAAACTTCTTGTATAATCTGCATTCATACCTGCATTCTCACAAACATACTCAAAGTTATCACATGTTACTCCTACATTAGAGAAGAACCATGCACGAGCATTTGCTCTTTCAACACTTGTACGTGATGATTCTACTTTAGTCTTTTCTTTTGTTGCATCTAACAATGCTTGAAATATAATAGACATAAACAGTATTCTTTCAGGACTACTATCTTCTTGTTTATTTAACTCTGTTAATATCTCACTATAGTCTTCATCCATTCATTAATCTTCTGGTATTAATTCATCTCTAAATGTATTTACTAACATAGACGCAGCTTCGTCTGCTTCAGCAGCTATCATTATTTGTTTAATAAATTCATCAACAACTTGTCCATGTTCTCCTATACCAGCAGATCGTTCCAAGTATATACGTGCATTAGTAATAGCTTTATCTCTTCTAGCTTCAAACTCAGCTAGTGCTGTGTCGTACATTGCTTTTTTTATTGACATCATTTTCCTCCTTTCCTATCCATTTTACTTTTGTTATAGTTCCTAAAGGTCCATTACAAGAGAATGCTCTGATTTTTCCACTTTTCGTACGATTATCTACAGAAAATCCATCTCTATTTGTTTGTGCTATTCTCGTTATATTTCCTTTATTATAACCATTTTCTCCACACCATTTAGTTAGACAATCAACTTTTATTAGTTTACCATCAAGATAAAATTCTGCTTTACCTTGATACATACCATGTTTTTTTCCTGAGTTAGCTTTACCTATCTTTTTTTTAGCTTCTTCTGATACAATTTTACCTTTATGTACTTCACTCATCTTTCTTTTATACTCAGGATCTTGATAACTCTCAACAGGTCTATACCATTTACCACCTACATACGAATTATAAAATGCTTGTTCATCACTATCTTTTAGTGTAGCAGTAAGTACATTCCATTTCATTTGATAGTATGCTTCATAGTAATGTAAACTTCTTTTGTTTTTATATTCTGCTATGACTTCAAACTTAAATTTTTCTTTACCATCTTTTTCTATATCTACACTTAAATATTTAGATGATCCTATATAAGTTTCCCACTTATGTTGTTTCTTTGTTCTACCTACATAGTACTGTTTACAACCTACATATGCTTTACCATTTTGTATCTTGGTTATAAGATAAACAAACCCAAACTTATCAAGGTTAGGTACGAAAGGTTCTTCAGTATCATACCTAACCCAATGATTGTCTACCACTTTGTAACTTCTTCTACATCAGGTGTCCTATTAACTTGCGTAAGATACCTGTGACCATTCGCATAGTTGAATACACGTAATCCTTTACCTTGATTAGCATCACTCCAACAAGTACGCTTATGTTCACAATAGAAACAACCATAAGCAAGCTTACGATTACCACTAACTCCATCTGGCACAGCACTATAACACTTATCAGGTGGAGTATCTTTATCCATAGCTCCTTTAAGATAGTCAATCCTTTCTTTAGCATTAATCATTTCCAACGAATGAACAGGAGTCAAACATATGCTCCCATTCTGTTTATCTATAGCTAGAAAAGCAGCTTCATCCACACCATTACCTTCAGCATAAGCAGAGATCTGTGCTATGTAGCCAAAGGGATCATCATTATGTAGATTATTCTTAGCAAACTTCTCAAAGCTTCTACCTGATGCACTCTTACAATCTACAAGTACACCATCTATCATACAATCTTGATGTCCTTTTATTCCATTAACATCAACTTGTTTTTGTAGGTCAGTTACTGTATGTCCTGAAAGTCTTGATAAAAGAATTAATAAATCTTCTAACATGTGACCATATAAAAACTTAACTCTTGTATTAGGTTCTAAAGGTTTAGGTTCTTCTTTAGAATTTTTGTCATACCATAATTGTCTGGCAGGTTTACCTATAGCAGAGAGTCTTAGGTTACGTCTCTTCATAGGTACTTCATTTAAAAAATTCTTTAATGTTTCTTTAAGACTCTCTGTAAAAGAATCTAAATGAGCATCAACTTCTTTCTCATCTAGCTTTACCTCTACAAGAGGATCAAACAAATCATATATATCTTTTACTAAAGTATCAATAGATTTCATAATAAATAATGGAGAGACACTCGTTCAGTAGTATCTCTCCATCCTTTCATTGGTTAGCTAGAAGCGAAGGATAGTTCTTCATCAGAGTCTGTAGTTACAAACCCATCTGGAACAACTTCAAAGGCTTCATCTGCATCAACATTAATGTTATAAGGTATCAAGTTAGTTACCTGCATAGCATGTAGATCAGCAGAGACTCCAGAACGACCTTTGAACTCCCACTCATATGTACTATAGAGTACATTTACTTCTGAACCATTACCAATTAAAGTATTAGCAATGTCTCTTTTCATAGCGTCAACCACTTCAGGTTTCTTATTCATGTTACCATCTTTACGTCTTACGTTTCGTTTAATAGTAACAAAGCTACCACGATCATCACTCTTATTCTTTATATCTAGTCCATCATCTGTAGCTATTTTAATGTTCTTCTCATCAAGATTAGCTACATCTACAGACCATACTCCATCTGAATTAAATGTAGTATTAGGGCTAACGATTGAAGCCCAATATGCGTTTCCTTTTAGTACACTCATGTGTATTTTCCTTTCGTTGTTGTTATTAATAAGTGAATTATGACATACCCCAACATTAATGTCAAGAGTTTTTTTCATAATAAATGTTTTATTTAATTTTAATAT